TCAGCCCGAGTTAGCACAGGATTTTTTGAGGTAGGTATCCAGACGATTGATCTTTTTCTTTTTGAATTTCTTATCAAGGGCGGTGTAGATGCCCAGCGTGACCGAGATGTCCTTGTGGCCCATCTGATCGCGGGCGGTCATGACGTCCACACCGGCGAAGTACATCAGGGTGCAGAAGGTATGGCGGAGCTGGTGCGGGGTGAAGGTGTCGATGAGCATGGGCAGGCCGCCTGGCCGATTTTTGTTTTGCTGGCCGTCGTAGCCGTACTTGACGTTCAGGTCACGCATGTAGCTCTCCCACAGGCGCTTCCAGCCCTGCTCGGTCATCTGCTGGCCTTTGTGGTTGTGGAGCACATAGAGGCAGCCGTCCTGCTGGGTGCGGAGATAATCGACAAGGACCTTGGGGATACTGACGATGCGGACGCCGGCAGGCGTCTTGGGGATCTTGACCTTTTTGGCGCAGAAGTCGTAGCCCTTGCTGACCGTGATGGTGGCGTCGTCGAGGTCGATGTCGGCCCAGGTGAGGGCAGTGGCCTCGCTGCGGCGGAGGCCGGAGTAGAGCAGGAGCATGGCGGCCCGCTGGGCAGTGTGGGGCGTCTCCCGGATCCAGCGCTGCTGCGCCTCGGTGATGGGGTCGCGGGACTCCGACGCAGCCCCGGCGGGGGCGATGGTCTTGATCAGAGGGTTGTACATCACGATCTCCGGGATGGCGAGGTTATACGCCGCCTTGGCGCTGCCGCGCAGATTGGTGAGGGTAAAGTGGGAGAGGGGCGGCTTGCCGTCGTGCCAGCCGGCCAGCGTGTTGAGCACCCGCTGGAAGTCGGACGCGCGCAGATCAGAGGCGGGGACGTCCACCAGCTCGCCCCAGTGGGCTTTATTGGTGGCCAGCCGGTCAATGCTTTTTTGGCTGATGCCCTTTGCCTTTTTGGACGCGATGAGATTATCGTACAGGGTGCCTAAGGTGGCTTCGGCCTGCTGAGGATCCATGCCCTTGCCGATGGCGGTGCGGTAAGCTTCGGCAGCAGCGCGGGCCTCGCGCTCCGTGGAGCCGTAAAAGGACTTAAACTTTTTGCTGCCATCGTCCGCTTTGCCCAGATAGATACGGTAACGGTAGCGGCCGTCAGAACCTTTTTTATTTTTGGCCATAAAAACTCCTTTCCGACTCCGCTTGCCGATGCACATGAGGTATGGTATACTGGATGTGTCAGCAGGCAGAGAGTCATTGACTGCGTTTTTCTCCGACATTGCACCCCCCATGCGCACCCCGGCAGCTTTTATCGTACAAGGCTGCCGGAATTTTTTTGTACAAACGCCCCCGCTGGTGGAAACACTGGCGGGGGCGTTTGGTTATGTATCGGCGCTCAGGAGGTCGGCGGGTCTGATGTGCAGGATGTCGCAGAGTGCAAAGAGATTATCGATTTTGGGCTGGCCTGCGCCTCGCTCATAATAGCCGATCGTGCCGATGGTGACACCAAGCTTCTCCGCAAGCTCCAGCTGCGTCAGCCCGGCGGCGTGCCGTGCCTCCCGGATGATGCGGGCAGATTCGGGGTGGCTGCGGGTGGACATAAATAAGTACCTCGATTGAAATTATTCAAAAAGTTCATCCCATGCGGAACGAGTCGAATCATAAGAACGAGTATTTCCAGCACCGGAAACTGAAAGCGTTAAAGTATAGCCAGTATAATATCCATTGTCAATGATGAAATCCCAAAGCTCATCAGATTTATAAAAATCTGTAGACATCCCCCAGAGATTAGATTCACCGTACCACAAAGCGGAACTAGGAGCACAGGCGTAATACAAATTATAACTTCCTAAGGGGACTTCTGTGGATAAAGTTTCGCCTGCATGGATGTAGTAGCCAAAAGTTACTCTTTGATTTTGGCAAAGCAATAAGTAATAATCCGTATTTTGTGCGGCTGTTACCTTAAGGGGGGCAACTTCGCCTGTTGCATGTGCACCATGGAAAAGGCCGGTTTTGGGTTTTGAAATCGGTTTGATTCCGTTGTACGATGGTAGAACGGACACAGGCGAAGTGGCCTTGCTTGTAGATGATTCTGGAACTGTCGCCATAGTTTCAGCTGAAACGGCCTTGAAAATACCAACCGCAATGAAAACGGACAATACAAGAAAGACAAGAAAGCAATAAGTACCTTTTCGATTATAGACCTTTTTGACAGTTGATTTAGGAGGACTGGATTTCTTTGTGACCTTTGGCAAATCCGAACGAAGAGTTTGCCAAGAATCTTGTGTAATGTAACCCGTTTTCACGCCGTAATTTCCAAGACGAAAAGCCGCATCCTGCATATATTTGCCTATGTCAGACAGTTTACCGGAAGAATCAACCATGGGTTCTTTTTTTAGAGAACCACAAATACTGATGATTGTATATTCAATGACATATTTTTGAGGGGAGGGACGCGATTGCTTGTTAGCGAAAACTTCATCATAATATAAATTGAAGTTCTCTTTTGCGATTTTACGGAAAGCTTTCCAAAGAGAGACATTTGGAATTAGAGTGTTTATCTCGTCGAATGTTTGATCTATTTGTAAAATATATTCATCATCAGAGGAATCGCTGTCATCAGGTGATTCCGTAGGAGGATTGTCTTTTAAGTAAGCAAAAATACTATCCGGAAGTATAGAAGTCTCAATATCATAGCCATCTGATTTAATATCGTCGGCGACAATCTTGAACAAAATGGGAAGGTCATTAGCAATATATTGATTTGTTAAATCACCATGGAGCTTCAAAGACTGTTCGTTCCAATGGTGGATATAGTCGAGTTCTTTAAGGGTAATAAGATGTTTGCAGTCTTTGGGATTTCCAAGTTCTGTTGCAAGCAACGAGGCAGATTCAACATATACTTGCAATGGATGACGAACTAATAATTCGTCCATCGCAAGAAAGCCAGAAAAGAGTTTTATATATGCAGAAGTTTTAGAAACTTCTTCGGAACAGGATGGAAGAACTTTTGCATTATTCATGATTCGAAAGGAATATTTTACTATAGCAGAAACTTTTGAAGTTGCTACTCTTTGAATATCTGCATAAGAATCAGGCATTCTGAACCTCCATATATCCATATACAAATTGGCCGCTTTGGTTTAGCCAGGGCGGTTATTTTTTATGCGTCCTTTGCGTCCAGGCCAGACGCAGGACATTTTTTATAACGTCCGGTGAGGACAAGATCTTCGACGTACTCCACCGCCTTGATCTGGCCTTCCTCGTTGAGCTGGTCGAAGCTGTCCAGTAGCTTTGCCTGAGCGGGGGTGAGTTGAGCGCTATTTTCTTTTGGTTCAATGATGCCGTGTGTGATTCCTTCTACGGTTATCCCGAGAAGGTCGCAGATTCTAACGACAGTTGTTACGGCTGTTCCACCGATTCCGCGCTTGAAAATGTTGTCAACGGTAGAATAAGGGATACTGGCTGCAACAGTAAACGCTCGAATGCTCTTATAATTCGCTAAAATAAGCTCTTTGAGCTTTTCTTCGACGTTCACAAACATCACCTCCTGATGCTCAGTATACGAGACGAATGACAGAAATGCAATACAAATTCACCAAATTGCAAAAATAATTTTGAAAAGCTATTGACTATTCACTCAACATGGTGTATTTTATAGTAAAGTTCACTCTATTTGGTGAACTATGGAGGTGAAATGGTTTGTACATGAACTTGAAAGCAGAGATGGCTCGCAAGGGGATTACCAATGAACAGCTTGCAAATGGAATCGGAATCAATCCGGCGACAATGTCAGCGAAATTGAACATTGCAGGGCGTATGCGTCTGGATGAAGCACAATGTCTTCGGGACAAGTTTTTCCCGGGAATGACGATGGATTATCTCTTTGGAGACGTCCGACCCGCTGACCCGCCGAAGAGTGCGTGAGGGAGGAGGAAAAGATGTTTGCAAATCTGGTGGTGGAGCTGAAGAAGCATCACTACAGTTTTAACTCCACACCCTCTTCGGCCACCGGGCAGTACGACCGGCTGTACAACGCCATCCAGAGCGGGGACAGCGAGGAAGCTGCTGCGGCGATGAAGAAGCTGGAACAGATGAACAAGACGGACAAGGTGGACGGCGAGCTGGCAAGGCGGCTGAAGCAGTACGACACCGACGTGCTGGCGGCGGCCGAGGCCCGGAACGCCGGGAAGACCCGGGCTGAGGAAAACGCCCGACAGGCCGTATTCGAGAAGCTGCGGGAGGGGCTGGGCGTCGCCCCCGCGACGGACAGAGCCAAGGGCAAGGCGGACGCGGCCCGGCGGGCGCAGCTCATCGACCTTGTGAACAAGGCGGTGGACGGCAAGGCGGACGAGCTGCTGGCGGGCAGCAAGGACGGCAGCATATACGACGCGCTCCTGGACGAAGTGGAAAATGGCCGGGCAAAGGACGCGCAGGAGGAGCTTGACCGCCTGATGACCGCAGGAAAGGACAAGGGCAGAATCAAGAGCAAGATCACCGAGGCCGTGAAGGAAGAGTATCTGGCCGGAAGCGACGGTGACCGGGAGAAGCTGGAGAAGAAGCTGCTGGCC